GATCTTGTGGTGCATGTAGAAAGCCCGACAAAAGTAATTGCCTTAACTACACTACGTGGTGACTTTGAACGTTTTAATCTTTACTCTGCGGTGGCTGAATTGCCCCAAATTTCCCTCGGAAGCTTCATGGATATCGAACAAATGAACATTTTGCTAAAAAGTGCATTTGTTCAAACGGAATTAAGCGATGCGCTCATTGCTAATCTTGCCAAAATAACCGAAGAAGACATAAAAATTACGGCAGACGACGGGATCACTCAAAAAGTTACCACCAAAAAGGGTGTTCAGATGCTTGAAAATGCATGGTTGCAGCCAATCGTTAAACTAGCTCCTTTCCGAACATTCCTTGAAGTCGAACAACCGGTTTCCGAATTCTTACTCAGAGTACGCACTGGACCGGATGCCGCGCTGTTCGAGGCTGACGGTGGAGCTTGGAAGATTCAGGCTAGAAGGAATATCAAGCTGTACTTTGAAATCGCGCTTGCCGATCTGGTCGAATCCGGAAAAGTCGTAATAACCGAGTAAGTAAATACTATCTGACAGCATTGGGGCCAACTACATACCAACAGGGCCCCTCAAATCACTTAGATCGGAGGAGCAAAATGAGATTTTCATGCCACAAATCGATCTTAAACGATGCGATATCGGTCGTGCAAAAGGCTGTATCATCGAAATCATCTAATCCCATCTTTCAAGGTGTTCTTATAAATTTAGAAAATGGATACCTTCAATTTTCAACAACAGACTTAGAGATTGGCATACAACACACGGTTCAGATTATCGACACAGAGGAAGAGGGTTCATGCGTTGTTCCGGCCAAAATATTCAAGGACATAATTAAAAAACTTCCAAATTCTCAAGTCAGTATTAGTGTCGAAGATGGAACAATGACTATTAAGTACAAGGGTTCGTTTATTGAGCTACAAACCTTGCCAACGGATGAGTTTCCGCTACTTCCTGAAATATCAGACGGTGAGATAAACATCCCTGCTGAAATACTTAAAAAAGGTGTAACTAAAACGATTAAGGCGGTCTCCCTTGAAGCCAATCGACCGATTTTTACAGGGATCTTGATAGCGATCAAGGATGGCAAGATAGAGTTTGTTGCCACTGATACACATCGACTAGCTATCGTAACGAGCGACATTGATTCGGCGGATGAGTGGAAAGGTATTGTGTCGGCAAAGGCGCTTACGGAGGCTTTGAAATTTAGCGGTGACATGAAGCTAAAAGTGGCGCATGGTTCTCAGTTAATCCTCGAATCTGGTCCTACTAAGATTTTTGTCCGTACAATCGAGGGCCAATTTCCAAATTACAAGCAGGTCATTCCGAAGGAGCACTTATCAGCCATAAAGGTATCGAACAGTGAATTTAAAGGTTCGATTGATCGGTCTACACTCTTTACCGACGGAGAATCGAAGGTTATCAAACTGAAGGGATCAGACAGTATTTCCATAGCTGGAGCAAGCCAAAAAGGGAAGATTAACGAGCGTGTCGACGTAGAACACAGCGGAGAAGCGATTGATATTGCTGTTAATGCTCGATTTATCATAGATGCATTGGACTCAGTTGGGGAAATGGTGGAGATGGAGTTTAACGGGATGTATTCTCCGGTTTTGATTAGAGATGAGGGATATATACACATTGTGTTACCTGTTAGGGTGGCATAGATGGAATATGTTGATTTTCTGAAATCAAAGATTGAGATAGCTAAGGACACCGGATTCGATATATCACCAGTAGAAGTTAACTCCAACTTAAAACCACACCAAAAAGATGCAGTGATATGGGCGGTAAGGGGTGGAAGGCGAGCTGTCTTTGCTCAGTTCGGGTTAGGCAAGACGATTATCCAAATTGAGTTTTGCAGGATTGTAGTTAAGCGGATTGGCGGCAAAGCCCTTATTGTCCTACCTCTCGGGGTAAAGCAAGAATTCACCAAAGACGCTGTAAATATTCTCGGCATCGAGGCTCCCCAATATGTACGAACTATGGCTGAAGTTATGCAAGCAACAGGAGATATTCTCTTAACAAACTACGAACGCGTCAGAGATGGAGATATAGATCCTAAATACTTCTCGGTTACATCTTTGGACGAAGCGGCCGTATTGCGGTCTTACGGATCCCTCACCTATCAAACATTCTTACAAAAGTTCAAGGGAGTGCCGTTTAAGTTAGTCTGCACGGCTACACCATCACCCAATCGATACAAGGAACTAATCCACTATGCCGGATACCTCGAGGTAATGGACACTGGACAGGCGCTTACAAGATTCTTTCAACGGGACAGCACGAAGGCCAATAATCTCACTATTTACCCACATCGAGAAAAGCAATTTTGGCTATGGCTATCATCGTGGTCCTTGTTTATCACAAAGCCATCAGACCTAAATCCTAGTTATTCCGACGAAGGATATAACCTACCTCCTCTCGATGTCAGGTACCACGAACTGCCGGTTAATCACTTGCTATCCGGAGAGGAACGAGATGGACAGGGTAAATTATTCCGGGATGCCTCAATGGGATTAGGGGATGCGGCTGCAGAGAAACGCGAAAGCATTGAAGACAGAATTGCTAAGATGTCCGAGCTAGTGCGGGATAATCCGGATGATCACTTTATCCTGTGGCATGATCTCGAGAGCGAAAGACATGCCATTAAGAAAGCTATACCCGACGTAGTTGATATCTACGGTAGCCAAGACTATGACCTTCGAGAGCAACGTGTTAATGATTTTGCGGATGGGAAGTTTCGGCTATTTGCCACTAAGAAGGAGCTCAGTGGATCTGGTTGCAATCTGCAGAGACATTGCCACAGGGCCATATTCCTTGGAGTTTCGTACAAATTCAATGATTTCATTCAGGCCATTCACCGCATCTATCGTTTCCTACAAACCGAGCAAGTGATTATCGACATTATCTACATGGAAAGCGAGTGCCAGATACTTCAAACACTCCAAAAGAAGTGGGAACAACATGATTATTTAGCTAAGCAAATGACGGAGATTATCAGGGAAAACGGGCTATCAGTCGGATTGTCTATAGACAGGATAGCCAGAAGTATTGGAGTTGAGCGAGTGGAAGTTAAGGGCGAGTTATTTACCGCTGTGAATAATGACTGCATCTTAGAGACTGCCGAGATGGTAGAAAACAGCGTCGACCTAATTTGCACCTCGATACCTTTTGGAAATCATTATGAGTACACACCAAGCTATAACGATCTAGGGTTCAACTCTGATACTGAGCAATTCTTTCAGCAGATGGACTTCCTTTCTCCCAATCTACTCAGGATCCTGAAACCAGGCAGAGTATTCGCCTGTCACACAAAGGACCGCGTTTTATTCGGCAATGCAACAGGTACCGGAATGCCAACAATTGAACCTTTCCACTCGTTATGTATTAACCACTACATGCGACATGGATTCCAGTATTTCGGCATGATCACCGTCGTTACTGATGTCGTCAGAGAAAACAACCAAACTTATCGGCTTGGATGGTCTGAGCAGTGCAAGGATGGGACGAAGATGGGCGTTGGGTGCCCTGAGTACATCTTATTATTCCGCAAGCTCCCGAGCGATACGAGCACAGCCTACGCCGATGTTCCAGTGGCTAAGACAAAGGTTGATTATACTCGAGCACAATGGCAGATCGACGCTCATGGGTTTTGGAGATCATCAGGGAATCGGTTTCTTTCCAAGGATGAGATGAAGGCAGTAGATGTCGGAAAGCTTCAGTCTGTTTATCGTAAGTTTTCGCGCGAATCAATTTACAGCTATGAGGAGCATGTGGATATTGCAAAGAAATTAGACACCGATGGCCATCTACCAGCATCGTTCATGGTGGTTGCTCCTGGGTCATGGAACGATGAGATTTGGGACGATATAAACCGGATGCGGACGTTTAATACTCAGCAAAGCCAGAAACGATTACAGATGCATGTTTGCCCGATTCAATTCGATCTTGTAGATAGGCTTATAAACCGATATTCAAACCCTGGTGAGTTGGTAATGGATCCCTTCGGCGGCTTAGGGACAGTTGGAGCAAGGGCAATTGAATTAGGGCGCAAAGGCTACACTGTTGAATTAAATCCTGATTATTTCAGGGACAGCTTAGGTTATTTGAGAGCTGCAGAAGCAAAAATGAGCATGCCGACATTATTTGACTTTGAGCTTGAAGGTGAGGGAGTTAATTCTACATGCTCATAACAATCACTGGCCGCCCAATCCCAGCAGTCAGAATGACTGGACGTGGCAAGTTCATTAAACCCGCAGCGACCAGATACCTTGCTTACAAAGAGCAGATAGGATGGATGGCATTATCTCAGACGCAAAGACCGATTATTAATCCAGTAACCGTGAATGTCAAAGTGTTCTTGCATGGCGTTTCTACACCGATGGGCTTGGATGGCGACGTAGATAATTATTTAAAAAGTGCCTTGGATGGTTGCAATAAAGTCGCATGGATTGACGACCGACAGGTGCAGAAAGCTACGGTTGAAAAGATACCTTGTCAACATGAAAATCAAGAACGGATGGAGATCGAGATTTGGGAGGTAGAGTAACCGTGGATATTAAGATCACACCACATAAGCCCGGAGACAAAGGGATCGCGTGTATGCCCTTGAAGCGCAATATACCGGACGCTAGTCGACACAAAGATTGGAAACTTGTTACCTGCCCAGTGTGCGGGTCTGAATGTTGGGAATCAGATCTCACGCGTCAGGTTAAGGCTCGGGGTTGTACTGCAGCTTGTACGGAATGCGCATTACGGGCAGGTATTACAGGGGGAAGCTAATTGTGGCCTCGGGTTGCATTATTGACACTTGTCCTGTATGTGACGACCTTGTTTGGGAAGACGAGTGGAGGATCTTCGACAACATCATCATGCACTCTAGGTGCACATCGGATTACGTAAAGAGAAGGCATGGTATGAACGAGGAACAATTTCTTAGGCTGAGCGGAGCCCAAGAGCTTCGGCAAGCGATATTGGACACACAGTTAAACCTAAAGGACTCTATGGATTTCTATACTAAGAAACTCCAAGACCTTGAAAATGAACTTACAAGGATAGAAACGGAGGGTAAAGAGTGAAAACCTGTGAAAATTGTGGTAATCATGAAAAACCGGAGTGCGAAAGCGATTGCACTCCAGAAAATCAGAAGGGGTGGAAACGAAAGGAAATTTGCACCGATTGCCAGAGGTTGAATTGCAACGGCACATTATGCCTCCACAGAGAGTGGTTTATACCCAAGGATGATGAAGTTTCCAAGGATGAATTTATATCCCTTGACCGCCTTAATGGTCTCTACCCAACTATCGAATCATGCACTTATAAGCTAATCGAAGAGTTGGGAGAGTTGCTCCAAAGTATCGGTAAAGGTAATCAGATGAGCGGAGAAAAACCTAGATTAAAAACAGGTGAAAAAAATCCGCTCAGGCTAATTGAAGAAGCTTTTGATGTGGCTCAGAGCGCAGTAACGATGATTTATGCCATTGCGGATAAGTTTGGTATTTCTGTTGATGAACAGCAAAAATTACATGAGGAGAAGTTGATAAAGAAAGGATATTTGGTGGAAAAATGAGTAATGAGAAATGCGCTAATCCAACCGAGTTTGCAAACAAACTTCTAGTCATCAACGGCCTGTACTATGCAGGGACAAGTAAAGACCTAAGCGCTAACCGATCCGATGCGGTAATTATCAAGAGCCAAGATGCTCTCTACACCATTCTAGGGGCCATGCTCAGCTCGGTTATGCGAGGGAAGATAACTCTTAAGCGGATTGAGGTTATTAAGGTGAAGGAGGTCCCCGATGCCCTGTAAGTGCCTAACCTCCTGTAAGGGACAAGCTTGCGTATGCAATGACTGTAAAGTTAAGAAAGACTGCAAATACGTCTATACCGGGGATTGTCGATGGATTGAGACGAGAGGAGGTAAACCATGAGTAAGTCAAAAATTGAATGGACAGATGCGGTTTGGAATCCAGTTACAGGTTGCACTAAACTCTCCGAAGGTTGCCGGAATTGTTACGCCGAGCGACTATGGCCACGATTGAGAGCTATGGGAAATACTGCATATCGGGATAGGAATTTCAATGACGTAGCATGTCATCCAGAACGATTGGATCAACCGCTACAGTGGAAAAAGCCACGAAGGATATTCGTGAACTCCATGAGTGACCTTTTTCATGATGACGTACCATTTGAATTCATTAGGGCTGTATGGGTAGTAATGACGACTCATCGGGATCACACTTACATGGTCCTCACAAAACGACCAAGAAGGATGCTTGAATTCTTTGCATGGAATGCAGCGCAGGAATTAAAGGTTGAGACATATCGAAACAATGTTTGGCTTGGGGTTTCGATCGAGAATCAGGCTGTAGCAAATGAACGAATCCCTCTGCTACTTCAAGCTCCCGTGACGGTACGATTTGTAAGTTGCGAACCATTGTTGGGACCGGTGAATTTGGAACGAATCGAACCGAAGGGGAAAGATGCATTTATTCACTCGCTTTCAGGAACGGTTTCGGTGCCATTTACCGTATTGGATAATCGACCAAAATTAAACTGGGTAATCGTTGGTGGAGAATCAGGCCCAAGAGCACGACCAATGCATCCTGATTGGGCGAGTAGCTTGAGGGATCAATGTCGGGCGGAGGGAGTTCCATTCTTCTTTAAACAGTGGGGAGAGTTTAGAGAGGTAAGGCGCTACAACTCTTGGCCAAAGTACAGAGATACAGTTGGGGAAGTAGCGAAAGCAATTGGAACGACACATTCTGGCCGAGCAGCCTTGTTAAATATTGATGGTTCAGATCTAGTCAATGGTGGTCCTGACCATAAGTTTTTTCCCATTAGCCACCTTAAACGAGTTGGCAAAAAAGAAGCTGGTCGCGAACTTGGCGGTCGGACGTGGGATGAGATCCCTAACGGTGGCCTCAATGCCTAAACAAACCCCAACCCTCTTAAAAAAGCTCAGAATAGCCTACTTAATCATGACGAACCAGCTAAACTGCGGAATCATCCAAGAGTGCGGAGTTTGCGGAAGTATCAAGGTTGTTGACATTAAGGCTAAGGGGAGAAAACGAATTAGTAGAGCTAAGTACAAATGCCTAAACTGCGGATCGGTTGCAAATGCCAAGGAGAAATGGAGGGTTAACAAATGAGTCAAGATCCGAAAGCGTGCCCTAGCTGTGGCGCGACAGTAATCTATACCTGTGGATGCAAGCAGTGTCCCGATCCGGCGTGTGGATGGAGTCAGTGTGGATAAAGCTGTGGACTTAATGTGGATAAAGGGGCAAAGGCGAGGCTGAGGTGGCTAAGTCTAGCCCTCGAATCCAAGATGCCTATAAAAAGGTAGATTTACGGGACCAAGGAACCTGCCAACATCCCGGCTGTGGAAGCACATACGAAGCCGATCACCATCACATTGAATTCCGTAGCGAGGCAAAGGACCGTGTAGCGTGTGTCGAGAACGTCGTAACCCTATGTCAAGCGCATCATCACGGAAGCGAAGGGCCCCACGAGTCTGCATACTGGCGAGAACATTGGAAACAGTGGCAAGTGGATGCGTATCCGTACTACATGCCAAAGTCCGAACAGAACGAGATGGAACGACTGAGACTCAAACGCTTCAAGGATCTTGGGGTGGCGGAAAGGCTTGAAGAACTGGAGAAAAAGTGGCGGAGGTGGGAAGAATGCCGCATCAAGGTTTAACAAGGGAACAACTCATTGAACTTATAAACTGTCGAAAGAAAGAGTTTGACGAAGTCTTGGATAAGTATGATTCCCTCAAGATCGAAATAAGCAAACTCGAAGAAGAATTGCACGGCATGGGAGAGAGTTTAAACAACCCAAGATCGTGTATGAATCAGGGTGTATTTGCTCAAAGGAAATGTGACCAATGCGGATAACGTAACCGATGCGTGTTTGAAGGGAAGGGTCAATATCACAAATATAAGTTGTGATTGGCTTAAGGCGAATGGAAGGAGATAGGATTATTGTATAGTGATATGTTTTTCTACTTTCCGAGTTACTATCCGAGTGATTTCGATATTTGTTGTCCTGTTGCTGAGGAGAAGAAATGGTACAACCCAATCGACCGCCACAACTACTGCAAGATCCACCGCATTACTCCGAGGAGAGTAGTCAAGCGAAGAGATAGGCAGAGTCGAGGGAGTATTTCGTTACTGAAGGTTGAGAGTGGGGATGAGGAGGATGAAAACTGATGAATGATAATTTAATGCGACTTTTTGGCCTAATCGAAATCTATAATCAAGCAGGGATGCTTCGAGAGGAATTTGAAGCATTTACTGGATATGACGAACCGATTGAAACTATCGAAGAACTTATCGAAGCGATGGAAGAGGAAATGAGTTGTTGGGAACCGGAACCCACAGAGGAGGAATAACTCATGAAATACCCGAACGAACTACGCGAATGTCCACACGGTTGGACAGATTGCTCGCTGTGTGCTAACCTCATAGCTTGTCAATCTGGAGAATACGTCCCAGATCCTGAGCCTGTCGAGCCAGTTCCAGATCCAATCCCTGAGCTCACGCCAGGGCCTGAAGAACTCACAACTGACTTAGGTATTGTTATTCAGAGAGAGGGGGGAACGTGGTTCGAAAAGTTCAATAAGCTTAGTCCTAACGACAGGATTAAGGAGATTATGAGGTATCCAATCCCTAACTTACATTCGGTAGCCGATCCATATAAGGCTGAACAGGGAGCGATTGTGCCGGGTGGCGGTAAATCGGGCAGGATTAAGAAAAGCAACAAGGGTACGAAAATACCTCTTGAACCATGGACATCCCAAGTGTAAACTTTCAGAATAACATAAATTATTGACATTAGATAAGCTATGAGGTATCATTAGTGGTGAGGTTCGGACCCTAAACGGGGTCTGGGCCTTTTCCTATTGCCAAATAGATGGGCACCCTAACGGGCGCTCGTGCCATAGCCCTCCTCTACTCAGAACGCTCCTTAATTGGGGCGTTCGCTTTTTTATACTTATAAGGCGGTGATGATTACCGTGGGTGAAGTGGATAAGCCCCAATGTAAACACTACTCTCCTATCGTTCCTGTCAGGCAATATTGCGGAAACTGTGCTCAAGGTATAGGGATATAGTGCGAAGAATACCTCGCCGCGTACAAGGAGTACGAATACGAGAGTAAGTTCAAGGCGCTCGATATGATGATGCGAAGCAACCGAGGGATTAGATTCCCTAAATAATAAAACCAAACTCCAACGGGGAGGTAGTGAAGATGTAGCATGGATTGGATAGAAATTCGCAAGGAATATGAATCCACCGATATAACCCTCAAGGATCTAGCGATCAAACATAGCATAAGCGAAGGCACCATGCGAAGTCGTAAGAATAGAGAAAAGTGGCAACGTTCGATCACCCCTGACTCGCAACGCAACGCAACGGATAACGCAACGCAACGCACGAAGCAACGTGCAACGAAGAAGGGAAACGTTGCAACGCGAGACACCTCAGTGAAGCGAGAACCCAAGATTAAGGCTGATGTAAACAATAAGGAAATAGAAACTAATGAAAGTCCTGAGCTCACCGATAAACAGCGTATTTTTGTTTCTGAATACCTCATTGATCTTAATGCAACTCAGGCTGCCATAAGAGCGGGGTATTCCGCTAAAACAGCAAACAGGATTGGCCCTGAGCTACTTGGTAAAACTTGTATTCAAAAATCAATTCAAGCAGCGAAAGACGAACGCCTACAACGTAATAAAATCACCCAAGATCGGGTATTGCAGGAGTATGCCAAAATAGGATTTGTCGACATAAAAGACTTTCTCAGGTTTGGCACAGAGAAAATTGTTATAGAGACAGACGATGAAGGTAAACCTGTTTGCGATTATCAGCAAGTAATCGAAATGAAGCCTAGCGAAGAAGTTGATGGGACTATAATTCAAGAGGTATCTATATCACCCAAGGGAATATTCACCTTCAAACTACATGATAAGATCAAGGCCCTTGACGCACTATCAAAACATGTTGGGTTATTTGCAGATACTCACAAGCGCCGGATTGAGGATGAGAAGCTTAAGCTAGACCAAGCTAAGTTCGAGGCAGATAAGTTTAAGGCCACCGGTGGCGGCATGGATGAAAGTATCCAGAAAATACAAACTCTCGCCCAGTTGCTTAATAATCCTGTGCCTAATCGAAGCATAAAGGACCTTGAGAGCGATGAGTGAGTACGCGCCATTCAGTCAAAAGCAAACCGACTATATAAGCAAATGCCTGCAGGACGAATACTGGCTCTCGGTCGCTGAAGGCGGCAAGCGGGCATCTAAGAATATTATCAACATAATCGCATGGTGTACCATTATTGAGAACCACCCCGATAAACTACACCTTGCTGCTGGTGTCTCGGTAGCGACCGCCAAACTTAACATAATAGACAGCGATGGATTTGGTGTCTTAAATTACTTCAGGGGCCGTTGCAGGCAGGGCAAGTACCAAGATAAAGACGCAGTTATTATACAGACCGTTACAGGAGAGAAAATAGTCCTTATCTCAGGTGGAGGTAAAAACGGTGATGAGCGATTTATCAAGGGCTTGACCCTCGGAAGCGTTTATATCTCGGAGGTTAACGAGTGTGCCCAATCTTTCGTAAAGGAAGTATTTGACCGCACCTTATCAAGTAGCAAGCGTAAGTTGTTGTTTGACCTTAACCCCAAGGCTGAATTGCATTGGTTTTATGCAGAGATACTTAATGTTCATCAAGATAATAATCTCAAAATCAGAGATTACGGACTGAATTATGAGCACTTCACAATAGCTGACAACCTTAGCCTTTCGGATGAAAAGATAAGAAAGGCATTAATAAGTTATGACAAAAAATCAGTCTGGTACCAAAGGGATATCCTAGGCCTGAGAAAAAACGCGGAAGGCGTTATCTACTCAGGTTTTTGTATTGACAATCAGTATGAAGATGGCCTAAATTGGCGCGAAGATGGCACCGGTGGACCCGACTTAAACCTGTATTATACTCGTTGGTACACAATCGACTATGGAACGATTAATCCCTTTGCTTGCCTTGAGATCGTCGAACAGACCATCGAACGTGTAACCAAATATTATGTGGTTGATGAGTATTATTATGATTCCAAAAAACACAACAAGCAGAAAACAGATGCCGAATATGCAGATGACCTGAAGAAGTTTATAGGCGATAAGAGATACTCAGGGATTATTATCGACCCGAGCGCGGCCAGTTTTAAGGCAGAGCTAAGAAAACGCTCGCTCAAGGCTCGCGAAGCAGATGATCTTATCAACGCAGATAACGAAGTCTTGAATGGTATCAGATTGGTTTCGACACTGCTACATGTCTTAAAGCTGTTTGTTAATAAACGAAAATGCCCAAATTTACTCAAGGAATTCCCCGCTTATATTTGGAATGTAAAGTCAGCCGAAAGAGGAGTAGAAGAACCAGTCAAGGAGTCGGACCACTGCCTTGACGCACTGAGATATTGGGCAAAAACAATCGTTAAATATTTTAAAGCATAGAGGAGGTGATAACTTGAGTAAGCGAAACAAAAACAGAACACAGCGAGTGCAAAAAACCACACCTCCACCCACTTCACCTCATCGCGGCTCAGCCTTCGACTCCTTCCAAAACCAACTCGCTCGCCTCGGCAGTGCATCCAACAACATCATCTCAGCCGCAACATATCCCCTAACTCGTCTAACTCGTAACTACACCCTCATGAACTCCCTCTACCGTAACTCGTGGATCTGTAATAAAATCGTGAACATTATACCGGAGGATATGTGCAAAAACTGGTATGCGATCACCGCGGAGCTTAAGCCTGAGGAAACAGACAGGATTCATAAACTGGAACAGCGCACAATGGTTAAGGAGAAAATACTCGAAGGACTTTACTGGGGACGACTCTACGGCGGTGCAGCCGCCATCATAGTTATCGATGGTCACGAAGATAAGCTCGATACACCCTTGGATTACGAAGATATCATGCCCGACTCGTTCTGTGGTCTTATGGTCGTTGATCGATGGTCGGGTATTTATCCATCCTTAGAATTAATCACAGATCACCGTGACCCTGAAATGGGATTACCAAAATATTATGAGGTCAGAGACCACGCATCCGATCGATCTATCTCCAAGGTCCATCACTCTCGCGTACTCAGATTTATAGGTAAGAAACTCCCCTTCTACGAGGAAATTACCGAGATCCACTGGGGTAGCTCAATCATGGAGCATGTTTATGAGGAGTTAGTTAAGCGCGACTCCACATCTTGGAATATAGCTTCTTTGGTGTTTCAGGCTAACCTCTTGGTGAACAG